GTGCTGTCCCTTTATACAACCTACTTCCGCTCCACCAAGGACGCGAGCAACGATCTGATTGGGGGCTTTGGCCTAGGCTCTAAGTCGCCCTTCTCAGTAGCCGATCAGTTCACCGTCACCTCGTGGCATGGCGGCGCCAAGACTACCTATGTATGCTACAAGCAGGACGGCTTGCCGCGCGTCAACGTAATCTCGACTGAGCCTTGCGGCACCGAGACAGGACTATCCGTTAGCGTTACTGCCAAGAACGGTGACATTCCCTACTGGGAACGTGAGGCGCGTAACTTCTTTTGCTGGTGGCCCCAACTTCCTACCTTCACTGGCAGCACAGCAGCCAGCCTTTCCGCCATGAAGGGGACCTTGGCACCTGACAACGTGCAGGTTCGTTCTACTTCTGAAACTAACGGGATGCCTGACTGGGCTGTCACTTATTCTGGCGGCGCACGAGTAATGATGGGCTTAGTTACCTATACGCTTCAGGCTTCTGCTATCAAGGGCTTGCCGCAAGAGGTCGTGTCCCTCTTCTCGAATGGTATATTCTTGAATATGCCTGTTGGTTCCTTGAGCATCAGCCCTAGCCGCGAGATGCTTTCCTATGACAACAACACTTCGGCAGTCCTAGCTAAGAAGGCTGTCGACATTGCTCGTGAAGTCGTCGACAAGACTAGGCAGGAACTTGCCGACAAGGCTACCTTGCTAGAGGCACGGCGCTTCGTTTATGATTGTCGTACCACTGTGGTTTCTCAGCTAATGCAAGACATGGCACGTACTGGCAAACTCAAGTGGCAGGGCCATTCTATTCTTCGCCAAGCTGATCTTGATACCAAGAACGACTTCGCTGCTCCGCTGCGCGTTGTCGAGATGGTCAAAAAGACCCACTGGAAAAACTTCCAGCGTTCCAACCATGCCGCAGGCACGGTACTTCTGACACACACTTTCGCCGATGAAGATACCTATGTGGTATGGGCTGGCGATAAAATAACTCCTTCGGTTCCGCGCAAGATCATCTACAACTACACTGATCCAAGCAATAGCCGGGTGTATCGTCGTATCGTGCTTGTCGATGGCATCTCCTTCGATGAACTCAAGCAGGTGTTGGCAACCAAGGGCTGGCCTGAACCCATTGACATTGCTGACTTAGAAGACCCGCCCAAGGTAGCCAAATCTTCTGCCGCTAAGATCACTACGCAAGGCTATCTGGTCAAGCTAACTAAGACGCACTCGGGCCTGCCTATACTGGAAACGGATAGCCGTATTGTGAACGATATAGTCTTGTCGGGTGGCGGCATCGTCATACCCTTCTCTCAAGGCAACATGAGCAGTTCGCCCGCAGTCGCCTTCTATAGGCGGGCCTTGCGGCAAGGCATCTTGCAACCTTCGCATCGTTACCTTGGAATGTCTGATTCCAAAATCAAAAACTCGCCCAAGCTGGTCAAGCAAATGCAAGCTCAGGGCTGGACCTTCGTGACTACCGATTACCTCAAAAGCGAGGTAAGTATTCCTACGCTCAAGCACCATCTGCTTATGTACAAGGCAGGGGAATTGGCTTTCAGGGCTGGTGAACGGTGCAACTACAACAAACTATTCAACGTCTATCAGCACTTGCCTAAGCCGCTCATCCCTGAAATAGGTAAGCTGCTCAATGTGTTGCAGCCTTACAAAACCACCATGCGTGACGCCTACTTCAACAATATGGAGTTAGAACTTGACCTAGTAGCGTCCACCCTTGGTGAAGATGTTGCAGCGTCGCTCGCATCTGAGCTTAAAGCTCTGATCAAAAACTATGCGGAAGCGTGGGAGGCTATTTACAAAGCCCGTCCTTTGCTTCAGTATGTGACTTGGAACTCGGCATCTGAAGCCGAGATTTTCAGGTATCTTTCCGTCTAACAACCCAAACCTAGGAGAAACACCTATGATCCCTTACATCATCACCTCTAACTCAGTGTCTTTGTTCCCGGCTGGCCAAGGCCCGGTCCTCATTGACTCTTCCCATGTCAACTTCAAGGCAGTCGTCGAAGCCATTAAGGCACGAGACTTCGATGCTGCCGTCGAGATGGCAAGCGTCAAGACCTACCTGAACACCATCAGCAAGGGTCGTGTCTCGGTCAACGAAGAAGGCGTTACCTTCCTCGGCGCCCCGCTTGCTGGCTACCTTGCCAACAAGCTGCATCAGTTCTTTAACGAGGGCTTGCCCGTCGATCATTACTGCTTGTTCCTCGACAACCTTATGTCCAATCCCTCGATGACTAGCCGCAACGAATTGTACTTGTTCTTGGAAGCGGCCAATCTTCCTATCACTGAGGACGGTTGCTTCCTTGCTTACAAGGCAGTGACCAGCAGCTTCAAGGACAAGCACACTGGCAAGTTCGACAACTCGCCGGGCGTTACCCTTGAGATGCCGCGCCATGACGTCAACGATGATCGCAGCACGACCTGTAGCTATGGCTTCCATGCTGCCGCCTATGAGTACGCTAAGAACTTCATGTCAGAGGGCGATAAGCTGGTTGCAGTCAAGATTCGTCCCTCTGATGTGGTATCCGTGCCCTCTGACTATGGTAATCAAAAGCTGCGGTGCAGCAGGTACACGGTAGCCTTCGAGATTCCCGATGCTGCCGACATTTTCAGGGACCGGGCCTATTACCAAGACGATTCGCCTATCTATGACTCAGAAGAGAATAGCTACTTCTGGGGCGAGGTCTTTCGCGAAGGCGATGACGACTAAGCTACAAGCGGGGGAGGGCTTCGGCTCTCCCCTTCTCATGACCCTAACCGGAGATATGGATATGTCTAATGCGTCTAGTACACCTGATGCTACTACTGGGAGCAGCCCTTCTCCTTTAGAGAAGCTGACACGTGCCCAAGTATTTGCCCGTGATCCCGAAGCCATGACGCTTGCCGTTCTAGACAGGGCTATCGAGGAACTGCGCGCCATCAATATGCGTAACCGCAAGGCCCGTGCCGACGATGCCGCCGTAACCGAAGCTGCGGCCAAGCTAAAGAAAACAAATGCCACTTCACGCAAAAAGAAACCCGCTGCTTCCGTGGCAGCTAACATACTGGACACCCAGCTATGAAACTAACGAACCGCCTGCGCTTGCCCGATGTCATGGTGCGCGCTGTCAGCAATGACTCCTACACTAAGGGCAACGCTGACATATCCGTAACCGAACTGCTGTCGCCACCCCAGCTAAGGGCGCTGCGCCTCAAGCATGGTGCCGAGATCGAAGAAGATGTATCGGATAGGATGTGGTCCCTACTAGGGCAATCCACCCACCACATCATCGAGCGGGCTGGCCTCCAAAGCCTAGCCTCCGTAAGCGAGATCACAGTCATGGCCGAATACTGCGGCTGGAAACTGAAAGGCCAAGCCGATCACGTTGCCCTCGACGAAGGCACCCTCTATGACTTCAAGGTAACGTCAGTGTGGAAGGTACGCGACAACATCCCCGCTCCTGAATGGGTGCAACAGACTAACATTTACAGAAGGCTGCTTCAGCGCGAGGTCGGTTTGTCCATTGACGCCATCGCCATCATTGCCATCCTGCGCGATTGGTCCAAGAACGAAGCGAGCCGTACGTCTGGCTACCCGCAAGCCCAAGTGGTGCGCCTAGACATTCCGCTTTGGGGCGAAGCCTATGCAGATCACTTCATAGCAGAACGGCTCCATTTGCACCAAGCACCTGAGCCTGCGCCATGCTCCGACGCTGACCGCTGGGTCAAGCCCTCCAAGTACGCGGTCATGAAGCGCGGCGCACAGAAGGCTGTCCGTCTATTTGATACGGCTCAAGAAGCAGAAGAACTTGCATCGTCCTCGGCTGCGATGTATGTTGAGTACCGACCCGGCGAGGCAGTCCGCTGCCAGAACTGGTGTCCGGTATCCCGCTGGTGTTCCCAGTGGCAAGCCGATCCTCGCAACAGAACGCAAATTCAATCGACAACGGAGTCTCTTTTCGATGCCAAAGTTTAACGAAACCACGCCGCCTCCCCGCATCTTGCTTTGTGGGGAAGCAGCCTCCGGCAAGACCGGATCACTGGCACAGCTTGCCAACGCAGGCTACCGCCTCATGATCCACGACTTCGACGCCAACACGCGCGTCATCGGATCATATCTGCGCGACAACGCAGCCGACGTTTACGTCAGCACCTACGCTGCCGCTAAGATCACAGGCACCAACCTGTTCACAGGCGCGTCCGGTCAAGCAACCAAGCAGGCGCTCGACGAGATGCGGCGCTTCTGCAAGATGCTTGAACACTGGAAGGTGGTGGGCAGCGAGGACCTCGGGGCCTGTACTACATGGACCTCGAAGGATGTGGTCGTCATCGACAGTGGTACCTTCCTTGGCGAACTGCTGCTGCTCGCCGCACAGGAGGACCCCGAAGCCAAGCGCGATGGGCGTTCCCTCTACAACATGGCAGGCAAATACTATGGCGCCATCCTCGATCACCTGACCGGGCCTAAGATGGGCGCGTCCGTCATAGTGCTGACACACATCATGCAGACGGGCGACACCGACGACCAAGGCAAGATCATTGGCAAGGCCCGTGACGTGCCTGTCG